AACGACAAATTATGTGCTGACTGCGGGTGCATCTGCGCCCCAATATGTAGCACAAAGCACGTTATCTGTTGGATCGGCAACAAATGCAACAAATGCAACGAACGTAGCGATTACCGACAACACTTCTAGCGTTTCGACTTGGTATCCAACGATTTCTGCGGTTACAACCGGGAATACAGGGGTAACGACAAGCTCAACTAAGCTCAGTTTTGTTCCTAATACGGGAGCGTTAAGCGCAACATCATTCAGCGGTGCTGGCACAGGGCTAACAGGAACAGCTTCAAGCCTATCTATTGGCGGCAATGCCGCAACCGCTACCAGCGCAACCTCTGCAACCACCGCTACCAATTTGGCTGGTGGGGCGGCGAATGAAGTTCCTTATCAAACCGCAAGCGGAACAACCACATTTACGGCGGCCCCGACATCAAGCGGAAACGTCTTGACCTATAACGGAACTAGCCTTGTTTGGACAACGCCAAGCGGCACAACAACCAACGCAGTCACATTTAATAACAGCGGAACAGGTTCAGCCTCCGGAACCAGCTTCAATGGTGGTTCCGCAATTACTGTTTCATATAATACGGTAGGAGCATCGCCGCTTGCTGGATCAACCAGCTTAACAACGCTCGGAACCATAACTACTGGCGTTTGGAATGGAACGGCGATTGCGAATAGTTACTTGGCAAATAGTTCAGTAACTGTCAACGGAAACTCTGTTTCATTGGGTGGATCAACGACAGTTACAGCAAACACAACAAACGCTTTAACCATTAACAATAGCGGTACTGGCGTTGCATCAGGAACAACATTTAATGGTAGTTCCGCTATAACGATTTCCTATAATACTGTTGGCGCACCAAGTGCAACAGGAACTAATGCGTCTGGGACTTGGGGAATCTCCATTAGCGGAAACGCCGCTACTGCCACCAGCGCAACAAGTGCCACAAGTGCCACAACAGCAACCAATATTGCGGGTGGATCAGCCAATCAAATCCCATATAACACCGGATCGGGTGCAACTTCATTCATAACTGCGCCCACAACCGCATCTACTTATTTGCAATGGAACGGTTCAGCATTTGTTTGGGCCGCTTCGTCGAGTTCTGGTGTTACAACATTCCAAACCAGCCTGAGCGGATTAAGTCCTAGTACCGCATCAAGCGGAGCTGTGACCTTAAGTGGAACGCTAGGAATGACGTCTGGCGGTACGGGAGCGAATCTGACCGCAGCTTTAGGTTCAATCGTTTATTCTGGTGCGTCAGCCCTTGCATTATTGGCTGGAAATACCACAACAACCCCTCAATTCCTAACAAGCACAGGTACAGGTTCAGCCGCACAGGCTCCAACTTTAACCGGATCAACGGGTAGTGGTTCGGTTGTTCTGTCTACAAGCCCCACGCTAATTACGCCAAACATAGGCGCAGCAAATGCTACATCCGTAACGATTGGAACGCTAACGTATACCCCAGCAAATGCGCTAATAACGGCGCAAAGCTCGGCAACGGCATATAACCAAGTAATTATCCAAAACAGTAATACAGGAGCAACTGCTTCTACGGATTACATTGTCAATAATTCACTAAGTACCGACTCCACCTATTACGGTGATTTTGGTATGAATTCATCTGGATTTACTGGTTCGGGCGCATTTAACCAGCCCAATGCAGTCTATTTGACGGCAACCACAGCAGATTTGGCAATCGGCACGACTACATCAAACGCGATTCACTTTGTCATCAATGGAAGTGCGACTGATGCAGCAACCATTGCTACTACGGGCGTAACAACCTTTAATTATCAACTGGCTTCAACAGTTTCAACCGGAACAGCCCCGTTAATCATAGCCAGCACGACACAGGTTGCTAACTTACAAGCCCAATATGCAACTAACGTCTATGCTGGAGCAACTAACCAAATCNCNTATCAAACNNCGGCTAACACAACNGGATTCATAACAGCCCCCACAATCGCCTCAACTTACTTACAATGGACGGGATCGGCCTTTGCATGGGCTACGGCTGGCGGGGGTGGAACAACCTCTGGTGCAAGTAATATTTATGTTCAACAACAATTCGGAGGCTTCCTGTAATGGCTGCAAATACATCCCCTATATTTCCCTTAACGCCGATTATCGGTATTGGTTCATTGGCTTCAGCAACGGCGGTTACATCCCGCGCCAATATCACAGGTACAACGGGTTTGACTCAGCTAACGGCTACCTCAACAAACGGCACAAAGATTGACGCCATCACCGTTAAAGCTACGGCAACCTCTGTCGCGTCAAACCTGTTCATCTGGATTTATAACGGCACAACGTCTTATCTGTATGACGAATTTGACGTAACAGCCATCACGGCAGGAAATACGACTGATTCGTTCTTGTTGACTAAAGCCTATGCTTACTTGGTCTTGCCGCCGACCTATCAGCTATATATTAGTCAGACTGTTCAAACGAACTTAACGGCTTACGCTCTAGGAGGCACGTACTAATGGCATTTGCTCCGTCATTTAACTGGCCTAACAGTAATCCGCAGATTATTGCTAGCCAGGCTTTGCACGTTTCATCGCAGACAATGACGGTGGGTTATACGATTCCCGCCGGATCATCGGCAATGACAACAGGGCCGTTTACTATTGCCGGGGGCTCGCAGTTAGTCATTCCATCTGGCTCACGATTGGTGGTTCTCTGATGGCATACGGACAAGTTATTGCGGGATCGGTACAGACTGACTCGATCAACAACTCCACAGGCTTTATATTAAGCCCCCCATCCAGCGTGATGCGTAACCGTATCATTAACGGTACGTCTGGTGCGATTAGGGCTTCTTACACAGTCACAAGCGGTAGAAGTGCTGTGATGGTTGGCCCGATCACGATTGCGTCAGGTGCATCAATAACGATCCCTAACGGATCAAAGGTAGTCTTACTATGACCTACGGTACGCTTAACTCAGACGTTATCCAATCGTCTACAGCAGGAACCCCGCCACAGTTTAATGATGGATCAAGTACACAGATTGGTACGCTGTGCAGGGCTTGGGCTGACTGGAATGGAGTTTCATCGGTCACGATCAGAGCGTCATTTAATGTGTCAAGCATAACTCGAACTGGAACAGGTTCGTACACAATTAACTTTACTAATGCTATGCCCGATGCAAATTATTGCGTAGTAACTTCAGCCAATCCAAACAACAGCGGAAGATCGGCGGCTCTTTCAACTTATACAAGCGTAACCACAACATCATTCAACACAATATGTAATGACACAGGAAACGCAACGGTAGATGCTAGTTATGCCAACATTGCCGTCTTCCGCTAAGGACTAATCATGACCACAATCTTAAATGCAGTCAGCGGAACAGGATTAACCCAAACAGCGGATGGTTCTGGTGTATTAAAAGTACAGTCAAACGGTGTGACCACTAATGCTTTGGCTTGGGTAAACTTTAATGGCACAAACGGTTCAATTCGTGCGGCTTACAACGTTAGTTCTGTAACTAGAGTTTCTACTGGAACTTATTCTGTGGCTTTTACTACTGCTACGACAGACGCTAATTATTCTGTGTCTTTAATGTCTAGTATTGCAAGTGCTGCTTCAAACGGAACAGCTAACCAACTTTTAGAATCCACTACGCCGACAACGTCAGGCTTTACATGGAATAACTACAAAACAGGCACAGGCGTGTTTGACCCGCTTTATGCTCACGTTAATGTATTCGGTAACTAATAAGGAAATAACATGGCAAATGTAATCATCTTCACAAACGAAAACGGCGGCGTAAGCGTATGCGTACCCACAGGCGAAATGGACATTAACGCTGTTAAAGCCAAAGACACGCCAAGCCACTCAATCATCGTAGATGACTCCACTCTGCCCCAAGCAGACAACGATTACTTCAACGCATGGGAATTGACCGGCGATACAGTCACAGTCAACATGACTAAAGCTATTGCGTTGCAGACTGATAATCTCAATAGCATTGCGAAAGCGGAAGTATCACACCGCACAACAAATGCTGGGATTGGGATTGCAAACAAGATGGCTGATGCTGATTGGTTGGCTCTGTTGGCTACCGCTAGAACGGCTATTGCTGCGGCTACCACTACAGCAGCCCTGAGATCCGCTCTGGAACCCGTACAAGCCGCTATCACGGCTAATGCTTAAGGTGATGCTATGACGATGGTATTGGACGGATCAGGCGTATTAACGACAGGGGTTCCAAACCTAGGAACAGCACAAGCATCGACCAGCGGAACAGCGATTACGTTTACGGGTATTCCGTCTGGAGTAAAACGGATTACTGCGATGTTTAACGGGGTTTCAACTAATGGATCGTCTCTCGTACAAGTACAGATAGGATCAGGAAGCTATACTTCTTCTGGGTACAACTCAGGAGCATATACAAATACAACTAAAACCGTTGCTACCTCTGGTTTTCTAATTGATGCCTCGGGAAATGCGCTATATCTCAGAAGTGGTTTAATTACCATCTGTGCTATGAGTTCAAATATTTGGGTTGTTGCTGGTTCATGGTCGGATCAGGCCAATTCAAATATATCTTATTTTTCTGGTGGCGTAACAATATCAGGCACATTAGATAGACTTCAAGTAACCACAGTAAACGGCACAGATACATTTGATGCTGGCTCAATCAACATCTTATACGAGTAAGCTATGAACTGGAAAATCTTAGAAATTCGCTCAAATAACGATTTGATTGTTGCAGCAAGATACTTTTGTTCGGCTAATGACGAAACCAATACCGTCGAAACTGAGGGATGGTGGAACTTTAATGAACCATCTCTTAAAACCCCGTTTTTGGAAGTTACTGAAGAAATGGTAATTGAGTGGGTAAAAGCCGAAACCACGAAAGATGGCGCAAATATGATTGAAACTAGGCTGACAGAACAGCTAACAGCACTAGAAGCCCAGAAAAAAGTAATTGCGCCTTGGCTCCCGCAGATTTTTACGCCTGAGATATGATACTGAAAACCACAAGGACTAACCCATGACAGCCGTCAACCTTTCCTTATTCGCCGGTGCAGGAGCGCAGTTTTTTGACAACAATGCCGTTCCTTTAGCGGCGGGTTTAATCTACACCTATACCGCTGGAACCACCTCAAACCAGACAACCTACACCAGTTCGTCTGGATCAATCGCTAATCCAAACCCAATCGTATTAGATTCCGCTGGACGGGTTCCGAATGAGATTTGGTTAATTGCGGGTAATACCTACAAGTTTGTAGTCACAAGTGCCACAGGAACAACTTATGGAACTTATGACAATATTCCCGGTGCAAACTCGATTGCTTATCCTGTAACGGTA